GGCTTTCAATGGTTCCAGCAGCATCCGGCTACCCACAATACAGCGGTAGCTTAATCCCCCCCATGTTCTCGATGGATTTGATCGAGCAGTTCTACCGCACAACTGTGTTCAGTGACATTACTACGACTGAATACACAGGCGAGCTAAAGAAGTGTGGCGACCAAATTACTATCATGCGTACCCCGCGTGTCAAGGTTCGCAAGAACGTAAAAGACGGCACCATCAAGCATGACACGATTGACTCGTGTCCTGTAACCATGACTATCTCGGACTTTATCGAGTTCTCGATTAAAGTATCGCAAGTTGATATTCACCAAATCTGTAACTGGTCTAAGTGGGAAGCGGCACTGTTAAAGTCGGCGTCTTACGAAATGGGTCAGACTATTGACGCCGAGTTGTTGTGTCGGATGGCGTTAGACGCACACCCTTGCAATAAGGGCACAACGGCGGGCGTTAAGAGTGGGTCGTATAATATGGGTGCAGTCGGCGCTCCTGTAGCCATCACCAGCCTTAACATCTGGGATCAGATGACTTACATGCGTGCAGTGCTTAAAGAGCAAGGCGTGCCAATGGATGATTTGTATATTGTGTTGCCAGACGTAGCAGAACCGATTTTGTTACTAAGCCCACGAATCACGTCTAATCCGGGTCTTGCGGGCGCGTGCTGCAACATTGCCTCGGACGGCATCCTTAACGGCAAGCTACCAGCAAAAATCGCGGGCTTCACTGTGTTCATTTCGCCTAACGTCTGTGCTAGCTACGACGACGTTAATGGCGTAGATGCAGTGGTTTACGATGTCATTGCGGGTTGGGCAGGTTCGTCGGCTTTCGCGGCCCAGATCGAAAAAACACGAGTTGTTGATAACGATAAAGACAGTTGGGACACCTACATTCAAGGCATGATGGTCTACGGACATAAAGTCATCCAAGAAGAAGGTATGGCCCTAATGCGTGCTCGGTTCGAGTAAACACTAGACCCAAACCAACTAAACTACCTAGGAACTAAAAATGCGTTATAAAATTTACGAAGGCGGCAATCGCCGTTACAACGGTGTAAGCCAGATGTTGCCAAGTGGTACAAACCCACCGGCTCAGAATGCGCCCTACAGCTACGCGGATCATCAACGAGAGCGCAGCTATGGCGTAACACGCCACCTCAGTACAGTGGCTCCAACTAATAGCGGCGGTAACGGTGGGACAGACCAAGCGCTTATCTGCTTTTTACGCGATAACCCGTTAGTTGTAGGCGACGAGCTAGACATTCATTTATTGTTACCCAACACTGTGTTAAAAGCAGTATCGCTCGGTATCAACAAAGCGATGCCCGGCTTTAGTTTTAGTTTAGAGTACAAAAATGCTACGCAAAGTATTGTGACTAACATCAATGCGGGCGTGGTGCCGGTCAATTTAGGTGGAGCGCCACTAGCAACTTACATCCCAATCACTGACACAGGTCTCTACGCGGTTGACGGCTCAGGTGCTTTTATCCCTAACGAGGACTACATCACGATGACAGTGTTAACTTTACCGCCTAACGGTATCGTGATCCCTTGTGGTGGTGGTGGTTTGGATATGTGGGTTACGGCGCATGTGCTTGACTTAAACCACGGTAACCAATAAGGTATACTGACTAACCGTCATACACCTTGGAAAAGGGCATCTTCGGGTGCCCTTTTTAATTTTACGAGATCATAATGAACCGAGAACCTAATAAATATGTAGTTGACCAAGTGGGGCACGTTTATACCTATGTACCTGAGCATCACCAAGAACTTATCGGCAATCAGCTACAGTTTTGTGAGCGCCCGGGTAAAGTTAAAGGTAAGGTGCAAGACTTAGGTACTAAGGCGGTTGTGACGCCTAGTGGCCTTAAAGCTATCCGTATTCAAGCTGCGGAGTTGGGGCTAGATATTCCAGAGCCTACTACAGCAAAAGAGGCACAAGCGTTACTTGACGCACATATCGCTAACGCACCGAAAGTATAAGTGTGAAAGCGCGGGTACTAGTCGTTCGAGCAGCGCAAGAACTTGAGGATTACGAACCCGGCTATGAAAACACTAGTTGGTCGCTTGACGCTTTGTTAGGGTACCTGCAAGAAGCGCTACAGACTATGGCGGCGCTCAAGCCCGAGGTGTACGCCATAAGTGATCGAGTGCAGTTGTCACCCGGCAGTCGGCAAATAGTGCCAGAGCGGTACTCTAGGTTAGTACGGGTGGATAGCAATGCGACTACGGGGGAATCAATTATGCCCGCACACGCATTGCTCAGTAAGCACTTTACTAAGCCGGAGTGCGTTAGTACGTCGGGTGCAGTTCGGTCTTACTTTATAGATGAGAACAACCCACGTGTGTATACCGTGCAACCGCCGGTTCCTGACTTTCCAGCGCAGTATGTTGAGGCTACTTGGCAAGCTAAAGTGCCAGAGCTAGTTAGCGCCGTGTCGGAGATAGATTTTCCGGGAGGCGATGCAGCGGTGTATCAGGCTCCTATGCTGGACTGGATGTTGTATCGAGCGTTTGCTAGGGACACTGAGTCTACAACATCGTTAAACCGGTCACAGCTACACTATAAGGCGTTTTACCAGTTCTTTAACGTGCAGGTTCAATTGTCGAATGTGGGCCGCGTGCAGAAGCGCTCCGGTCCTAAAGGGGGGACTAGTGAATCAGACCTTTGAAAGTATGTTATCTGACCTATTCGGTGGCCGAGGCATTCTCGGATGCCCACCTGAGATCGGCGTGTTTCACTTGCGGCAATCAGCTATTGAATTTTGTCGGCGTACAAGGGTGCTAAAAGAAGTAGTAAGCATCGACCTACAACAAGGCGTTAAAGACTATCCAATCGAACTAGAGGGTGAATTAGAAGTGCTAGCTGTGCATGAAGTCAAAATAGGCTCATGCTGCTTAACGCCTGATAGAAGTGGGCTGTGCTCAGGATGCGGATGCCACTCGTTTAAAGTAGACGGGGGCACTTTGTTCTTACCAGAACCGACTGAGGACGTTGAGTGCGGGGCTATGGTAGTTGTGCATGTCAAGCCAACACAAACCGCTTGCACTATACCTGACAGGCTATACAACGATTGGGCCGAGGCCATAGTGGATGGTGGCGCGTCGCGGTGCATGATGATCCCTAAAACAGATTGGTTTAACCCGCAGCTAGCAACGTATTATGAGCGAAGATTTTCGGCCAAGGCAACGGCGGCAAAAAACCAAAGAGCTATGGGCGGTGTTACATCGGCGCTAATGATGAAAGGAGCGAGGTTCTAATGGGTTATTTAGCCGAGCGAGAACAGCAGGATTGTATTTGCATTGAGGTCAAGCCTAAACTCCCCGAGCGTAAACGGCGGTTTAATTACTGCCCAGCTTTGGAGGTTAATTCAGGCGTGGTCAAGTCTTGGATTAAACCGGTTAGTGGGTATAGAACAGGTAATCAATTTGTAGACTTAGCTTGTGCTCAGGTTACGCTTGAGATTAGGCGTAAAGGCAAAGATGAGTTGATAGAAACGTACAATCCGTTCTCAGTTGATAACGAGAAGGGTCTTAGTTTTTATTGGACGCCTTTGTTCTTAGCACAAGCGCCGGGATACTACATCGGAGACATTTTGGTTAACGGTGTTTACTGCTTCTCGCTAAACTTTAGATTCAGAAAATGCGAACTTGCAGCAGTCGAATGCTTTAGTGAGTTCGAGAGGCCTTGTGTTGTCCCGTGTGCGGATACGATTGGGGCGGCGGGGTGCTCGACCGAAGTATGTACGCCGCAAGACGTTATTGGCACTGAGTCAGAACCAACTGACCCTTGCGCTGTAGAGGTAGAAGAGTGCGGCGCTAAATGCGATGGGGCTATTGGGTCAGGGTATATCGGAGCAGAAGATGAGTAAAGTTGTTTGCGTAGGCGCGTGTGCTACAGTAGCTTGTGATGCGGGGGCCAAAGAGAACCAATTAGCCATTACTAGTTCTAACATCAATGCGTTTCAACTTGGGCTAAACCAGTACACGTTCTTGACAATTAGTTATGGTGACCATAAAGAAGTAGTCCGTTATGACGGCTCTATTGTGTCAAGGCGTTTTATAACGGTTGAGCGAGCTAGCAATGCTAGGGAGATTCCGAAGGGTGCTAAAGTTAGCTTCGAAATAGGCTGTGAGTTTTTAGCGGCTTACGTGTGTCAACGCGTGGTTGAATGTGCGGATGGTGGGGCAGGTGAGGGAAACCAAGCGCTAGGTACTAACAATATCTGGACAGGCACGAATGTATTTAGAAAGCTAAGTATTGGCACAGCGCAATTATCGCCGGAATCGCTCGCCACTTTTGGGCTGCTAACGATAGATAAAGGATTTTGGTCAAGCTACACTACTACTAGTAGCGATCCGCGTTATGGATTTTTAGCTACAGTGAATAAGTCGTCTACGAGTGGAAAGCTGTTTGGTGGGCGCTTTGTGGCTAGAGGCGCAGGGTCAGGAAGTGGCGAACTTGTAGGGACTCAAAGTGAGGTGGCTAATACAGCGGCTACTACGGCGGCGCTTACGGCTAACCATGCGATTGTGACGGCGCAGAACCCAAACACTAGCTACGATAAAGTAGGCGTTCTAGTGGAGCTACGAAACCGGGCGCTCAATGCAGCAACTTTAGCGGCGGGGCTAGGACTCGATAAGCTCAACGAAGGGTCTGTGGCAGTAAAAGTGCTCGCTCAGATTGCTAGTAGTGATGCTGAGAAAGTTGGATGGAACAAGGGCATTGTGTTTGTCAATGGGTCTTTGGGGGCTTCGGTAGGGGGGCTTGCTACGGGCCTTGACTTCTCAGACTTAAACGATGTTGTAGGGATTGATGCGCTAGTTAAGCTACGCAGTGGGGGTTCTATTGAGTGGAATGCAGCATCGGGCAACTACGATAGTTTTAAGATGCGGGTTGACAATACAAGTCAACAGTTTCAGACAAGTTGGAAGGGCAACCCTAGGCTAACTATGGAACTAGACAATGGGAGGTTAGGGTTCAATGACGTAGGGGCGTCTATCCCAGTGGTGTCGCCTACAGCGGGTGCGCCTACTGGCACTTTCTTAACTTTACAGATTAATGGTGCGCTGTATAAGCTAGCGCTGCTAGGGGCTTAGATGGACGAGGGGCGCATGAACGATATTAAGGTGCTAAAGCTAGAGGTAGAGCTAGCGATTTTGCGCCAAGAGGTGTGGAACACAAGAGCAAGTTTGGCGGTAGCTGAGGCCACTCTCGCGGGGTTAAATGTACAGAACAAACAACGAGAACTAGACGCCTTAGAACGCATCTAGTTAATACACCAAAGGGTAAAATATGCTGAACATTTCAAACTTTCAAGCTACTACATTACGCGCTAGCATCGGGCCAACTGATACGGTACTGGCGCTAGCAGCGGGTACAGCGCAATTCTTAAACTTTGCAGCCGGGGACTACTGCTACCTTACAATCGAAGATAGATTGCATAGCGAGGTTGTTAAGTACACAGCGACCGGTAGCATTGCCGGGGACACGGTTGTAGTGCAACGCGGGCAGGACTCAACTTTAGCGCGTGCGTTTCCTGCCGGGGCGTGCGTAAAGATCGGGTGGAATGAACAACAAGTTCGTGACTTAATCGAAGAGATGTACTTGCTGCTACAGCAGGAGAACTGCCCAAGATCCGACACAATTTTTGTAAATGGGACACCTACCCAACCCCCACCTGAGTGTGTGCGGTTTGCAGTTAATAGGGCAACAACTCCGGCGCGAATGTATTATTACAGTATTGACAGTAACGGCGTTGGTAGTTGGGTGCCAATAGGGTTACCAGTGGCTCTAGGGCCGGGGTTAATATACAATGCAGCAGGGCAAATCGTTCCTAACATAAACCCGAACACAGGTATTTTTGTTAACGCTCAGAACCAAATATCGACTAACTTAGCCCCCGGATTATTTATTACGGCTGATAATAAAATATCGCTGGCTTTAGCGGTAGATGGGGTACTTGTGATTAATCAAGCTGGGCAGTTAACAATCAGTTGCCAAGCGTTAGCGGCTAGTTGTGGGCTAGGTGGGGGCGTAGGCGTTAACACAGTAGGCGTTAACACAGTAGGCGTTAACACAGTAGGCGTTAACACAGTGGGCGTTAACACAGTGGGCGTTAATACAGTGGGCGTTAATACGGTAGGTGTTAACACTGATGTATTCGGAGTAGGTGACGCGGGGGTAGGTGTGGGTGTAGGCGTAGGTGTAGGCGTAGGTGTAGCAGCGGACGTAGGT